ATGTCTAAATTAATATTTGCAATTAAGGGTAGAAATAAATCATTTAATCTGCTAGAAAGTGTATATAAAGAATTTGGGGTGGTCTTCCACCCTAAATCAACTGTAGCTTCAGTTGAAAACTTTATTAAGGAGAAAGCTAATGATAAAGCAACTTCCGAAGCTTCAGGCAAAGTACAACAAGACCATAACGAGAGAACAGGACTTGTTGAAAAAGCTGAAGAAGCTACGGACAAACAAGAAAGCACTAGCTTGGGAGATACATCAAGTGAAGTACCACCCAATAGTAGCTTAACAAAGAGAGATAAATAGTTATGAAAAAAACGTACTTAACGATAGCACTCGTCTGCACTTTTTTACAAGGCTGTGCTAAATATGAGCCTGTAATTGATTCAGTAGGTAGATCAGGCACTTTCAATGAAGCAAGAGCAACACAAATCACAGATGATATTATTATGTGTGAAAAGATTGCTGATAACAATACAACACTTTTAAGCAACTTCAATTTCTGGCTAACAAGTTCTTCTATGGACACAGAGTATGAGCATCTGGTTAAAAATTGCTTAATTGGGAGAGGACACAGTTTAATCAAATGAGTCTTAAAAATAAAAAACTAGCTTACAAATGTGCAAGATGCTTTACAGAAGATGCACTAAAGTTAGCTTGGTTTTGTGGTAAAAATTCTATATGGGCTGATAGCCTTTTATGTAGGATATGCTTTAACAAAGCATTCAATCAACTAACAGAAGAAACCAAAAAGGAGTATTGGTGGTATGATAATAAAAAATGAGGGAAAGATTGGGGAGATCAATTCACAGATTGAACCATATCTTAATATGTTCGGTGTATCTGATGAACAAAACGAATTAGTTTTGAAAAAGATATACGGACTACAATTAAAGAAAATGAGGCTGATGAGAGGGTATACACAGACGAGAGTAGCAAAAGCAATATCTGTTACCTTCCAACAGATTCAAAAATATGAAAAGGGCAAGAACGCAGTAAGCAAGATCAGCGAATTGAAACTATCTGAGTTTCTAAATTGCGATATTGATTATTTCATCGAGCCTTTAAAAAACAACGACTTAAAATTTTTAAGAAAGAGAGTGAACAATTATGATTATCAAGTCAAAAGATAAGCATGGCAATCAGATAGAGTTTGCACCAAAAGCAAGGGGTGCAAGATATACTGTTAATGGCCTGAAGAAAAAAGGAGTTACTACAATCATAAGCGAAAGATTTGGAAAAGGTGCTTTAATGTGGTGGTCTGAAAATTGTGTTTATGAAGCTTTAAATCAAATTCTTAAATACAATAAAAAACCTGTAGATGAGATTCAACAAACTATGGACGATCTTAAATACAGAGTAAAATCAATCAAAGAAGAAGCTATGAATATTGGTACTAATATGCACAGTTTATGTGAAGATTACATATTAGGAAAAGAAGTAATTACACCAACTACAGAGCCTCTTAAAACAATGTTTAGTAAGTTCAAAGCATTTTGGGATAGTAAAAAAATTCAGGTTATTGAAACTGAAAAAACTTACTATTCAAAAGAACTTGATGTCTGCGGAACATTGGATTGCTTGGTTAAGTATAAAGGTAAGATTGGTATCTTAGATTTTAAAACATCTAAGGACTTTTACCCTGATATGCCTATACAAATATCAACATATAAAAAATTAGTTGAAGATTCTACTGATTTAAAAGTTGAGTTTTTAGCAGTTATTAATATTCCAAAAGAACCTGTTAAAGATGTTAGTATGAGGGTATTTGAAATCAAACCTAAATACTTAAAAGGCTTCAAAGCTTGTAAATATTTAAACAGCTTAGAAGAAGACTTTAAGAAAAGAAGCTTAGAATACAATCAACAAAGGAGTAAAAATGCAAACTAAGTATGATCTACCATTTTGTGGTTTATCAATGAAGCTGTACAGTACAGGTAAAAAGACACCTAGTTACGAGTACAGTGGAGAAGCAAGTAAAGTTAAATTTATGTGCAGTTTAACAAAACGTAAATATAGCTTATCACAAGTAACGGAGTGGTTTCAAACACCAGAAGTGCAGAAGTATGTACAAGCTGGTTATGTATTGAAGTATATGACTAAGATACAGGAAACTAATAATCCATCGCCTTATGCTAAATCTAATTTAGAACAGGTATTTTGTTTGGTTATGGTAAAGAAGCAAAACAGACCAGCACAAAATGTTGATGGATTAAAACCTGTGGCTCAAACTATTCCACAAGTTCAACAACAACCAACAGCTAGTGATGAATCATTTGACGATGATTTAGCACCATTTTAATAATAAACAATTGGTATGGGGTCTAACGACCCTGTACCAGAGAGAGGAGTTATGAAGATACAATTAGAATTAGATTATAATGCACACAATTACACAGACACAAGTAAGTCTGCATTTAAAAATAAAAAAGATAAACTGACAAAAAGAGAACAAGTTTATGAATATATTAAAACTGAAGCATCAACTAATTATCAAATAGCTGATGAGTTGGAGATGCCTTTGTCTAGTGTATGTGCGAGATGCAGAGAACTACAGCTTCTTGACTTAATCGAAGACAGTGGAATTAGACGAGAAACACCATTTGGAAAGACAGCAATCGTATGGCAAAAAAAAGACCAAATAAGTTAGAACGAGAATATATGGCCAAAGTTGCTAACTATGGCTGTGTAGCTTGTGAGTTAGATGGTTTACTTAGCCCAGCAGAGATACATCATGTCAGAAAGCATACAGGAATGGGTCTGAGACCCTCGCATTTTGACATTTTGCCATTATGCAGTGTCCACCATAGGACAGGTAAAATATCTGTTCATTTGGGCAAAGAAGCTTTTGTAGCTAAGTATGGAACAGAGGAATATTTAATGAAATTAGTAAAGGAGAGAATAGAACAATGGAACAGAATAGCGGATATTTTTTAGTATGGAGAAAGATTTGGAAATCGCCTGTATTTAAGAATCTTAAACAATGTGCAATTTGGATTTATATGATTAGTCAGGCAACTCATAAGGATAAAACATTAAGCTTCTTAGACAATAAGATATTTGTAAAAAAAGCAGAACTTATATTTCCTTTGAGAAAGAATGCAGAAATATGGGGTATTACATACTCAGAGATGAGAACTTTCATCAAAAGGTTGCAAAATAGGAAGATGATAAACGTCAGAACGCACCACCTTGCGCCCACCTCTAACCACCCTTCACGAAAAGTTAGCATAATTGAGTGCTTAAATTATGACAAATATCAGTACCTAGAACCAGAGCAACCACCTACAGCCCACCTATCGCGCAATACTAATACACTATATACTAAAGAATCTATTAGTATAGCGTCAACCAAAGATGTGAATGATGGGTATAAGTCAGTTGGTTCTTGGGGAGACTATAACATCTTAGAAAAAGACGGAAAACAGTATCTGAAGCATAAGTATAAAAACGAACCTATGAAAGAATATCAATGATAGGGATATTGCGCATTTTTAAATATGTCAGAAAAAGATTGATAAAGTTATCATTAGAAAATAAAATGCTGAAACTTCAGTTAGAATATTATAAAGCTATAGTTGAATCAGATTTTAATAAGAAACATTGATGGTAAGAAAAAAGTCAAAATTCAGACATATTTCAATTGGTAAGAAAAAATATTACTTTTATGAGATCAAGTGGTTAGACATCTTGGGAGACTCAGGTCATGCTACAGAAGCAGAGTTTAACCTTATGAAACCAGCCCAGATGACAACTAATGCTTATGTGTTTAAGAAAGATAAATTTAATATTTGGACATTTGCTAGTTACGATGAAGAAAACTTTAGTGATAGAAATGTTTTTCCAATTGGTTGCATTAAGGAGATGAAAAAGATAGAAATATAACATTATGAAAAACGACAATATTAAGGCAGAAAAAACTAAGGTAGTTGGAAGACCCAAAAAAGAATTAGATGTAGATGTTATTGCAAAACTTAGTCAGATAGGCTGTACACAAGAAGAAATAGGAAGTGTTGTAGGAATTTCTGCTAGAACTTTGCAAAGACGATATGCCGATTTAGTTGCAGAAAATAAAAACAAAGGCAAAGCTTCATTAAGAAAGAAAATGTGGGAGAAAGCTTTAAAAGGTAACGAGAAGCTTCTGATTTGGCTGTCTAAGAACGAGTTAAATATGCGTGATAAGATTGAGACTCAAAATATCATAGAACCATTACCATTAATTATTGATGCTAAAGCTGAAGAAGTAAATGGCTAAACAGAAGTTTACTCATTTTGTACCTAGACCTAAACCACGAAAAAGGCCACGAAGACACAAGAAGACATTATCAAAAAGTGAGAAGCGAGATTACAAACCATATAATAGACAAGGACGAGCATGAAACGAGGAAATTTCTATCCTGATGGAACATTTATTCCATATCAAATGCCACAAGATTTTAGAAAGTCAGTAGGAAAAGAAGCTTGTGGGAACTGTGGAATGTTTAGTGAACGAAGATCATTTTGCGGTATATTTCAAACTGTAGGAGTTAAAGATAACTTTGTATGCGGAAAATGGAGACAAAGACACTTCAAAAGATAACAGAAGAACTAAATCGTCTTGCTAATCTCTACAATAAAACGCATGACAAAAAATACAAAGATGAATGGTATAAATTACTCGATAAATTAAATCATCTGTGATATTTATGCCTCATGGCAAAGTACAAAGGTAGAACAGTTAAACTCAACAAACCTATGCGTGGAGACGTAAAGAAGTTTAAGGTTTTTGTTAGAGATAGATCAACAGGCAGAGTTAAGAAGGTAAACTTTGGTAGTAAAACAATGACTATCAAAAAGAATATACCAGCAAGGCAACGTAGTTTTTTTGCTAGATTTCGTCCTATCTTGGCTAAAGTAAAAGGCCAGAAGAATCTAAGCCCAGCATATTGGGCAATCCAATCTTGGAAAAAAGGATTTAAGCTATGATTGATAAATTCTTTTATAAGTTCTTTGGTCTATTAGATAAATTTGGAGAATTAATAGATAAGATATTCTTTCCAAAAAGGAAAAAGAAATAATTTATGGGTAGGACAATGAACTATTACTTTACAGGAATATTAATATTAGGTTTTGTGCTACTTGCGTTTTGTGTGAGGCCAATGTGAGTAATAAACCATTAAGCATATCGGAAGAAGCTAAAGTTTCGATGCCTATGAAGACAGTAGCATCTTTGATAGGCATGGTCGCTATAGGAACTTGGGCTTATTTTGGGGTTATTGAAACACAAAATAAAATATCAACTAGATTAGAGTTGATGGAAAAAGATTTAACAGAAAATACAGATTTTAGAATCAAATGGCCTAGAGGACAATTAGGTTCTTTACCAGCAGACAGTGAGCAATTTATGTTAATTGAGGATTTGTATAAACAAGTCGAAAAGCTACAAGTTCAACAAGAATCAGGAATGCACAACAAAGTAAATATTGAATTTTTACAAAAACAAGTTGAGAAACTTTTAGATGATGTAGAAAAACTGAAAGACGCAAACAGAGAAATTAAATATACAAATGGCAACTAATAAACTTAAACTATTTATCAATAAATTTTCACTATCTTGGATAGCTTGTATGCTTTGTATGGTTAGAGGAGATTTATCAGTGTTAAATTTTAAGCACGTTATTGTAGCTTCTAAGACAGGAACACTTACAGGATTTATAGTAGTTTTAATGTCATTAGTACCTTTTGAGTTTAAATACAAATTCCCAGCATTTATGTTTATTGGTTGTTTTATTGGAGACTTAATAGTTCACGATACTCATTATGGATATTGGTGGACAGAAGCATTTATTACAGCATCTGTTGCAACTACTTTAAGTTTCTTAGTCATGCACACTAAAGCTGGTAAAAAGATAGAGGAGTTTTTTAAATGATTGAAACAGTAGTAGCACTTTTGATGATAGTTAATAATGAAATTAAGGAACATAGAATACAGCCTGAAGGAATGGCTCAATGTTTACGAGGCAAGAGAACTGCGGAAAGAACATATCAAGAAAACGTACAATATTCATGTATAAAAACACAGGCAGAACTAGAGAAAAATATTGATGGAAGTTTATCTATTAAAAAGATAATACTATCAGAATGAAGTTTACATTAGCATTCACACTTTGTTCTGCACTTACAGGACTATGCAATACCACAATGATACACCCAGATAAGTTTGATACTTGGACAGAATGTGTAAGGGCTGGTGCAAATGAGATAATAAGAGTTTCAACAAAATTTGATGATAAGTTTAACAAACAAAGATTAGTAATAAGTTATTTCTGTAATGAAAATCACACTAACGAAACCACAACTGAAAGTGAGCCAGAGTCAAGCAAGATTCAGAGTTCTTATATCAGGTAGAAGATTCGGTAAAACATATTTAGCGGTTACAGAGATGATGAAATACGCATCTCAACCAAATAGAAAAATCTGGTATGTAGCACCTACATTCAAGATGGCCAAAGAGATCGTTTGGGGAACTCTCAAAGAAATGCTTAATCTATTCAATTGGATTGAGGATATTAACGAAACCACAATGACAATCACAATCAGAAAAACTAATAGTACAATATCCCTAAAAGGTGCAGATAATTATGATTCATTAAGGGGTACAGGATTAGACTTTTTAATATTAGATGAGTTTGCAGATATAGATAAACGTACTTGGTTTGAAGTATTAAGAGCATCAATATCAGATAGATTAGGTCATGTGCTTATGTGTGGAACTCCAAAAGGTTATGGAAACTGGAGTTATGAAATGTATCTTAAAGGAAAGCAAGATGATGATTGGGAGTCTTTTCAATATACTACTATTGATGGTGGTATGGTCACTAAAGAAGAAATAGAACAAGCTAAACAAGATATAGATATTAGAACATTTAGACAAGAGTTTGAGGGTACATTTGAAAACTATGCTGGTGCAGTTTATTACAACTTCCACCCAGTTAATAATGTTATAAAACCAAGACAGATAGATTGGACAAAACCCTTACATCTTGGAGTCGATTTTAATGTCGATCCCATGTCGTGTTGTGTGGCTCAAATTGAAAAAGAAAAAATATATTTTGTTGATGAGATAGTAATTTATGGAAGTAATACAGATGAATTAGTGCAAGAAATACGAGATAGATATGGCACAAAAGCACAAATAATTTGTTATCCTGACCCAGCTTCTAAACAAAGAAAAACATCTGCTGGTGGACGTACTGATTTATCAATATTACAAAATGCTGGATTTAAAGTTAAGGTAAAACATAGACACCCAGCAATACGAGATAGGGTTAATTCAGTTAATAGTAGGCTTAAAGATTCTAATGGCGTAAGACATATTTTTGTTTCACAATCTTGCAAAACATTGATAAAAGGTTTACAAAGACAAATATACAAGGAGAATACAAATATTCCTGACAAGGAAGATGGATTCGATCACATGAACGATGCTCTTGGTTATATGATTGATTATTTAAAACCATTAACTACACAGGCTAATTTTTCTTCTCCAACAAGATGGACAATAAAGTAAATTATGGCATACACACGAGATCAAGCAATAGCAACCCACAAAGACTATCAAGAAACAGTT